CATAGATTCAGGAGGAGAAGTATTTACAGATATAGATAAGAATACATTCCAACAATACCCAAGACCACAAGGAAAAATCTATTGTGGCATTGACCTTGGCAAGCAAGAAGACTACACGGTTGCAACCTTCATGAACCAAGCAGGCGAAGTAATCGATATCTACAGAGACAATAAGAAAGAATGGTCAACAATGACCAACAACATAATCCAACTAGTAAAGAAGTATAGAGCTACAGTAATGGTAGAAGTAAACTCTATAGGAGATGTAATCTACGAGCAACTAAAAAAACAATGGCCAGATACACATCCATTTGTTACAAGCTCAAAGTCTAAGAATGAAATAGTGGAAGGCCTAATCTTAGACATGAATGAACTCACAGTAAAGATACCATCTAAAGGCCTGTTTCCCTCTCTGTATAGTGAACTATCAGTCTTTACCTATGAGTACAATCCAAAGACTCGAAACATCCGGTATGGCCACCCAAGTGGTCTCCATGACGACACCGTGATTTCTCTTGCAATTGTAAACTATAATCGTAAGCAAAACAAAACCTATGGTCAGTACACCATAATGGGTAAGCGATAGCTCATAGTATTTCTAAATCCTTGTAAAATATATTTAATAGTATATGTTTGAAATTAAAATAGATGGTAAGGTAATCGGATTCCCTGAAAGGTTAACAATCTCTCAGTGGATGAGGTTAGCACGTTGGGATGTCAGTAGCCACGAAAACTGGCCGTTCATCATAGGTACTATCTTACAGGTACATCCTAAAGACATAGAAGAAGTGCCAGAAGGCCAACAAGAATTACTAGTAGGATTTACAGTTAACCTAATGAATAGAAGACTCGAATCAAAGATGTTAGACCTAAGTGGTATAACCTTTGGCGAATGGGTAGACTTAGATGTATGGACGGCGGAAGGCTTTGACAAATCACTACTTAAATGTTTAACAATCTTAGGAGAAACAGAGTGGGCTGACGAAGCCCTATGGAAGATAGAGAAGTGGTTAGACTATAGAACCTATGTATACAGACAGTATGCAGAGATGTTTGGCCTAACAGAAGAAGGCGAACTACAGGTAGAAGATGAAGACAGTGAACCTAAGAGCCACGAAGATATCATAGCAGGTTGGTATACCATTATATGTGGTCTAGCAAGTGAAGATGTTTTACGAATAGATAGTATAACTAAACAGCCGTTATTATCGATATTTAATTTCATGGCTCACCAAAAGAGAAAGCAGATCGCAGAGAACTTTCAAAAATTAAAGCAACAAAGAGAATATGAACTACAAAGAAATCGTAGATAGAATTAGACAAGTAGTCTTCGACCACAAGATGTTGGTAGACTTTGGCTATGGTCAGATCAGTGATATTAAAACAAGAGCAGAAGGCGAAGGAGTAGGAGAAGCCCAAGGTGCAGACTACCCTTATTGTTTCTTAAACCCAACACAACACATTAGAACACAGACACAAATAACCTATCAGTTTAACATGATCCTAATGGACATGGCAAGAGAAGAGGAAGGCGATACCTATCAAAACTTCTTAGCAATCCAATCAGACTGTATGCAATACATAGACGATATCGTCGCTAGGTTATACTTCTATTACAAGGATCAACCTGAAGTAAGTTTCGATTTAAACTATACACCATTCTATGAAAGGTTCCAAGATGATCTTGCAGGAGCTACGGCTAATTTAAGTATTACAGTGCCAACGAATATTAATGAGTGTATCGCACCTTTCGAACCAGCATGTACCACTACGCTACCTATATTTGCAGAGTCTCAAAATGAATTTGAGTATACATTAGATCCTGAAGGCAGTGTCTTTTGGAGATGGGAAGACGAGGTCATAGAAGATCTATCAATAGGAAGATGGTCAGATATCGCATTTCAAAATGTAAATAGAGGAAACTTTCAATTTACAATTACACAGCAACTCGTATTCACAGAACCTGCAGCAGGAGAACAACTACCACCTCCACCAGTATTCAATGGTGCGGGTGGAATAGGTATTATACAACCTACATGTACATCAGGCAATTGGCCAACTAGTTGGATGGGAAGTGAACCTATAACATGGATAGGACAATATGATATTCCATTCCCTGCGGATAATATTCTTTTTAGTCTGATACAATTCCAAGATGCTGCACCACCTGAAAGTGCTGTAACACAACTAGTAGGTGGTAAAATAGAAATAGGCTACAAACCCTTTTAATTATGGCATTTAACCAATCAAGCTTCGATGCATTCCAAGAGATTATTGACGAGATCAATGACTTAGATGGGGCAATACAGGTCTTAGCTACACAGATAGCAACAGAGATTAGAGAGGCTAGTCCAGTAGCTGCAATAGATGGTGGTGACCTTAGAAGATCGATTAAAGTAAACTTAGATAGATATGGCTTTCGATTAGAAATGTTAGCCTATGGTTTCTATCAGAACTATGGAGTAGGACCGCAAGCAAGGACTCCATTTAATACAATGCCAACGGGTGGCCAACCGCAACAACCATATGGTATAACAGAACCCGTAGACTTAGGATTCTACGAATACAAACATAGAAAGTTTGGTCTTCCATCTAGACCATTCTTTGATATACAAGACATAGAAGATAGACTATTTGAAACAGTCTTAAATAATATAGATTAATTATGGCAGTAACAGTATTACAAACCCCAACACAACCATTTGATATGGCATACGGTGCTAACCCAATTACACTCTCTAATATTGATAGTGTTACAGGTGCAGATAAGTATGCACTACGTATCTTCATAGTAGGTCAAACAGATCCTATCGCAGATATTAGGCAAACACCTAACAGAGTTGGTAGAGCGGTCTTTGACATACAAAACATACTACAAAGTTATGTAGCACCGCAGCAAAATAGAATAGACTCTCTACATATGCCTGGGTTTGCACAGAACACTCGTATGGCACTAGCAGGTCCAAGTCTAATAGAATATCAAATAGCTACAGCAACAGAGAATGGCGGTGTCGTGAGTAGCTTTACAACCTATCCAGAAATCTTTACATGTATACAAGGCTCTAAGCAATATTTCCAAGTACCATTTGATACTAATCCTTATCAGCCTCTAATTAGTGGTGATGATGGTGCGCTACCATGTAGTGTTATAGATAGAACTGCTAAACCCTTAAGTGATAATAGTTTTACAATAGAAGATGAATTACCAGCTAAGAGTGGTAACATCTATTCAAGTCCTGGCGGTATAGATGTACATAATGTATATGCTAACGATCAGTGTACTAAGACATTCTATCAACCTGTAGAGAAGTCAGGAACTGCAGCACCTAACACATCGGTGCAAGGTATAGAAGCTTTCTATGTCTTACAGTACTTTGCTAATTCTACTACACCTGCAGTTACTAACGTTATAGTTAACATACAAGCAAATGGCGGTGGACCTAATATTTCCCTAGGACAAGGAACACTTATCAGTGGACAGTTTCAAACTATTACAATAGCAACAGGTCCTCAAAACCTAGTAGTTCCTGTTAACCCTCTTACTACATATTATTATATAGTGCCTGTAGTGTATGGTTGTTCAGACGATCCGCAATCACAAATAGATACAATGACAGCGGCAGCATGGAGAGCTCAGAAGTATATTATTAACGAAGAACCTTGTAATGATTTCTCACATGTACAATTTGCATGGCAGAATAGCTATGGTTATAGAGACCAGTTTACATTTACAAAACAAGTTACACACTCTACTTCAACTAAGAATAATAACTTCTTAAAAGGTGCAGCAGACTATAACTCTAGTAGTTACAATGTAGACTTACAAGATAGAGGCTTTACTACTTACTCACAAACAATAGAGAATAAGTTTCAAGTGAAATCAGGCTATATGAAAGATGCCGAAGCGGAACTATTAAAACACATGTATCAGAGTGCTGAGGTTAAAGCCAGGTTCTCTGATGGACCTTATGCTGGTCAGTGGGTACCTATAATAATTACATCAACTAACTATACAGAAAAGACTAGTCGTAAAGACAAGTTATTTCAATATACAGTCAACTTCAGATTGGCTTCAAACATCAAATCAATGAGAGGATAATATGATTCAATTAAAAGTATACCCGTTTGAAGGTGCACCTGACACAGATGCAATCTTCTTAGATCTTTACGAAACACAACCTATTAAACTTACTCTAAGTGTGGAAGATGTTACATCAGCCGATGCGACAAGTGTATTTAGTAGAACCTTTAAGGTACCTGCGACTAGAGATAACAATGAGTTCTTTCAGAATGCTTATGAATTAGACGGTATAGATTTTGATATTACAATTAAGAAACCTGCAGAGATCTTAGTAGATGGTGCTGAATTTAAAATAGGCCATGTAAGACTACAAAAGATATTTAGTAATGCAAACATGGATAAGATAGACTACGAACTCTTATTCTTAGGAGAAACAAGAGACTTTAGTAGTGCCATTGGCGAGGCTAGTATGTGTAATCTAACTTTTACAGATTTTAACTGGGATGATTTACCAGTAAACTATACTAACGCTGCAGCCTTTGTAGCGGGTATAGGTCAACAAGAAGTTAGAGATAGTTGGGATGCTTTTCCACAACAAACAAGTCTTACTGCAGGTTATGCAGATGGTGACTTGTTATTTCCTCTTATAGATCACGGTAATCCTTACGATCCTTCAGGCAACCTAGTTGGACCGACAATTTCATTAGGCTCTAATGGTACTCAACAGCAATCCTTTACACATGCCTCACATGCTCTACCAGCTGCAAGGTTTAAACCTATGATTAGAGCTAAAAGAATATGGGATCAGATCTTTGAAGATAGCGGTTATACATACGAGTCTAACTTCTTAGATAGTGAACAATTCAGACACATGTATTTAAGTGCCTTTGGTAATAGAGAATCTGTTGCTATAGGTGTAGAGCAAGATATAGGTGGTGTATTTGGTGGTTCAGCTTCGGCAGAAACCTTTGAATACTTTGAAAACAGTAATGGTAATAATGATGTACAGAGTTACTTATTCCTTTCTAATCAAGTAACAGCTTCACCTAGTTATACTGTGAATGTACCAGATGTTGGTAGTGCCAGTGGTGGTTCTTACTTTACAGCTCCTGGTAGTGCATCAGTTGGTGGTGCTTTCTATCAATTTGATTATGGCGCACAAGTAGATGCTCAAATAGAAAACTCTGATTATGGTTATACCGCAGTTGACTGTGCCGTACAACTTTGTATAGTTGATGCACCAGGTGGTAATATTGTACAAGTCTTAGATACAGGTAACTGGCAAACGAATGGTAACTGGTCAAGCTCAACTTATACTTCACAAAACGGTGGCTATCAACCACAAGCAGGTAATATCTTCCAAGTCTTTGTTATTGCTAATTATTCTTACGATATTAGTCAAGTAGATCAAGCCTATTGGAAATGTGATGCAGCACCTGGTAATTACTCACCAGCTAGAGACTTAGACTGTGAATATCAACAAATAGATTTCATTAAAGATGTTATTACTATGTTTAGATTAGTAATGCAACCAAGTACTACAAGACCTAACCACTTCATTATAGAACCCTGGAAAGACTTCATAGGTTCAGGTGATGTATATGATTGGAGTGATAAGATGATACGCGAGAAGGACTTTGTAAGTGAACCCTTATTTAATACACAGAGTGCTGTAATAGAATATACAAAACAAGAAGATGAAGACTATATTAATACCTTTCATCAAGATAATAATAAGCATGCTTATGGTTGGCTAAGGTTTGATTCACAGAATGAATTACTAAAAGGTAAGAGAGA